ATCTACAGTACCATCTGCTTTTAGGAATCCAGTAGCAGCTGTGCTAGTTTTGAATCCAGTAGCGTGTATATAACCATCGGTATCTATGTGTGATACCTTGGTAGTGGCGTAATTAAATGCTACAATGTCTTCTACCTCGCCTTGGTCTGGCTGTATACCCGTATTGCTAATAGTAAGAGCAGCATTTGCTGATATAATGCTGTTGCCCCTAAAGTCTGAAGTAGTGTAAATGTCCCCTGCAACATGTAGTTTTTGTGCAGGATTAGTAGTGCCAATACCAACGTTTCCATTATTGCTCCCAGTACCGCCTCTAACTGTTAGTCCTATATTTCCAGCTGGGGCAAGGTGTATTAGGTTTGTATCGTTAGCGCTTTGGTATCCAGTAGCAATAGTCAGATTATTCTGACCTCCTTGATTATAAGTAATTGTAGCATTCTGTGTAGAGCCGCTACCCTCTTCAAATTTCAAAACAGCATTACCAGTACCAGATACTGGATTTTTAATAATCAACTGAGGCTCGGTTGAGGTTAAATGTAGTTTTTCAAATGTAGTTGTAGATGGCGTTTCGGTTACTTGGAAATCGTTGAACTGACAAGTGCCATCATAAATAGCTAAGCCTGCATATCCAGGGTCTGTAAAACTGGTATCAGTCCACGCTTGATTAAAGTAGTTTGTTCCGTCAATATCAACGACAATGTGCTTACCATTGTAGGATACGGTTAACTCGTGCCAGTTACCGTCATCACAGTCTGACGTTACTTCTACCGCTGATATAGGATAACTCTGAGAACTGCTAACTCTTTTCTGTACTCTTACCTCCGTGCCGTTGGCTCCGCTGTTTCTAAGTATTACAGAGTAATTATCATTATCTTGATTTGATTCTGACGCAGCAAAAATAAGCCCAAGATGCGTACAGTTAGTTGTTTTAAAAGAAACACTAGCCGTAAAAGAGCCAATAAGTTTTTTTGGAGCAGCACTTACATAGCCACTACCACCCCTACTAAGCTTTATACCAGTTTGATTATATTCTGTAGTAGTTGTACTTGACCAATTGTCCCCAGAAGCAGTCTGCGTAATATCGTTGGCTTCAAAAGACCAGTTAGGAATAGATATAGAATCACTAGCAGTATCTGCGACAAACTGCTCTGTGTTGTTTAGACCACGTATAACAAACCTAGACGAGCTGTCATCTAAGTCCATATACATATCAGCAGTTGTGTAAAGCCCCGTATCTTGTACGTTTACCCAACTACCAAACTTTGCATATGAAGTAGATGCAGTGGTTAATGTCCAACCGTTACTTAGCTTAATGTCGTTGCCAAACTGAGTAACACCAGTAGTGCTAACTTCAATAGCGTTAGTAGTTCCTAAAGCAGCAGAAGCAGCAAGTACAAACTTATCCAAGTTTGAGTTGTCAATACCCATCGTGTAAGACTGAGTACTAATCTTGAACTGCATACTAGCATCACCAGTATTACCATCTTCAATAAGAAGTTTAGGGTCTGTAGTTTGATACTCGTATACGTGAAGTCTTGCTTCGGGTAGTACGTCTGAACTATAAGTACCAATACGAACATCTTTGTCAATATTTATACCTCCTTGACCAGCAGTTGACCATAAGCCTGCTGAAGTAGAATAATCTGTTCCAGCAGTCGCTGCAACAATATTGCCATTGGAGTCAAGTTTGAGTATTGATCCAGCTGTTACATTGCTTAGATTTAAACCACTGAGAAACTTTATTGCCATAATATTTGATGTCTAGACTAGTGACAAAAATACAAAAAAAAAGAGGGGCAGATGCCCCCCTTTAATATCCTTAAAATATCTAGAACTAAGCTGCTGTATTAGCAACGTCTAGCGCTCCAGCCAATGTAGTCATGCAGATATAGTCTCCATTAGCCACAGTAGCAGCAAATGAAATTGTAACCGTTGTTGTAGTCGGTCTAGCAACTTCAACAAAGACTGTTTCGTAGGTTGTAGCGTCTACAACTTGTACTTGTACCAATTGAGAACCTAGTCCATGAGTTACAGTGTATACGTTACCTGTTTTAGAAACGTTATCACGAGTCGCTGCATTAAGAAGTATACTATGAGAACCAACACCAAGAGCAGTACCTACATCCGCAACAGTAGTATGAACAGTTGTTCCTAATGTTGTTGCGTCACGAGCATATAGCTTAGTTTGGGTTGTAGTCCCACTAATAGCAGGAGTTGAGTCAATAACAAACGTACTATCAGCGCGCCAAGTGTTATTAGTTTCATCCCAATACAACTTCTTGTTGGTTGCTGTACCACGCTCAACCTCAATACCTGCGTCTTGCGATGGTGTACCAGCCTCGTCAGCATTAAGAACAAGAATATTGTCCCCAATATTAACAGTATTTGAATCAACAGTTGTTGTTGCTCCCTGTACCGTTAAATTACCAGCAATAATAAGGTTACGACTATCACCAACGGTTACACTAGTACCATCATCCGATATAGGAGAGTCAATGAACTGACCGTTCGTGTCATCCCACATTGCAAGCGTATCGTCCGATAAACTAGCATGGTTTTTAAGACTAACAGCATCTGCTGTTACATCAATACCAGTTCCTTCACCTACAGAAACAGTAGTAGAACCGCCAAGAGCTGTTGCTCCAGCAGTCGCTGTAAGACCATCGCCACCAGTAACTGTAATGCTTGAATTAGCAAGCGAAGCATTAGGAATAGAAGAAAGCTGTAAAGACGTTCCGCTAATCTCAATACCCGTAGAAGTTGAACAAGTAAGATATGCAGAAGTAGCAGTACTTACATCATAGAAAAAGATTGAGTCAATCGCGCTTTCTCCAGTAATTGCTGCAAGAGACTCAAGACCCAAGTGGGAAAGAGAAACAGTTGCTGTACCACCAGAACCGCCACTTACGGAGATACCTCCGCCTGCGTCAATCTGACGAACATCACCGGATACGTCAATCCAGCTTGCGCCATCACTAACGTATAGTTTGTCATCACCAGTGTTCCAATAGACTTGACCTTCTGAAGGAGTTGATGGAGCTGCACTAGCAGGGTGCAAAGCCGCTTTCTGTAGCTGAAGCCCCCCTAGGTTAATATTACTTTTGAAATCAATAGCCATGTTTTTTTATTTTTTAGTTCATATAGGCTTTACCGCTCGTGGAGGCTTCAAACCTCACGACCAAATTATTCTTGTCTGTATACTCTATTTCTGTAAATAGAATATTGTCCCCACTGTCTACAATTGTTACAGAAGGATATTTATTTAAATTATGTTCTACATTCCAAGTTCTGGATACCGTTTCTTGACGAAACACAAAATGAGCATCATCTCCGCCACCAATTACGCCTCCTATACTTACGTTTACAGAAGGCTGCTTTATAGCAACAGAACTAGTAGCAGTGGTTACACCGCTAATACTAGTTCCTCCTCCAGTATTTATCTCTATGTTACTCACTTACGTCTTCATTTATTTTAAATATCCCATATACCCACGTCTTAATAGAGCCAGATGAATTTGACTGAAGGTCATAGACGTATAACCCTCCCTCAACAGCAGCCATTATTGTAGCGGTTGCAGATATCGTCAAAACACCCTGAGCGTTTCCGCTATAAGTAAAGTTATCTTCAGAAATAATATCAGCTACCGAGGTATCGGTTTCCTTTACATCCATTTTCCAATCGTAGCTAGTAAGATCTAAAGCGTCACCAGCGTCATCTGAAAAAGTAAACTCTAAAGTGAAAGTATCACCTCTTCTGCAAGTTATATCTACTCTTGTAGAGTTGTCTAAGTTTATCTGTGTAGCCATGTTACAAAGGTACTAATTTACTGGTTATCAAGAAGTTGACTTAAACTATCCGAGCTTCCTTGTAATTCCTCTCTTTTTCCTTGACGCTGAGATAAAAGTTTAGACTGCTCGACAGCTTGTTTTTTCACGCGCTCATCTTTACGATCTTCTTTCATTGCTTCATCCCTAGCTTCAGCGCCACTTTCAATTTGTTGTTCTGCAAGACCAAATTCGCCTTTCATTTGCTCAAGCTGAATCTTCATTTGATGTTCCATTTGAGCATATTGCATTTTTAACTGATACTCAAACTCCTTCTTTTGCATATCTAATTGTGCAAGAGCTTGTTGTTTTTGTAAATCAACTTCAACAGCTGCTTGTTGCTGCATAGCCTGAGCTTGCGATTGTGCCTGTACATTTTGTTGAGCAATGGCTTGTTGTTGCGCTATACGTTTCTTTCTACGTATAATAAGCAAACGCTCTGCCTGGTCAATGTCTTTTAACTGACGAACAGCAATAGCGTCTTCAAGGTCTATTTCTTTTTGAGCCAGAGCAATCTGTATGTTTTGCTCAAGGTATTGACGGTCCATGTCATTAAGATCACTGAGAACCCGGACACCAAAGTTGTACATTGGAAGATCTCTAAAGCTTGATAAGACAGACATATTAGTCTTGCCAATAGCTTTTTCATATACCTTGAATATAACTGATTCTATAGGAAGTATCTGAACGCATTTTAAGACATCCTCACAGACCTTTCTGTAAAGAATCATACTAGCGTTAGTGATATCATAGATAGCGTTGTTACCAGCGTTTACAGCTAGTTGGTTAACACCTACTAAAGCCTCTCCTTTTGGAGTTGTTCCGTCCATAACTTCATTGATACCTGTAGCATCGCGAATCATACGTAAGTAGTGATTGTATAATGCAATAAGCTCGTTGATATTACGTATAGTGTTTCCAATCTCACGAATAGGAGGGTTTTGGAACCCACCTTCTGGATTCTTACTACGATAGTAGAATACACCAGTTTGCTCGTATATGTCTTGAATATCTAAAGGCTGTAAATCACCACCACGACCTAAGTCAACATTTTCTAAACCTTCAATATCAACCATGATACCATCTGGTTTACTTTTAGCAATTGCCTGCTGTAGCTTTAAGTGAGTTAGCTGTAATTGATCTGCAAAACCAACAACACCAGATACCAAAGATTTAGGTATCATGTTGCGCATATTTACAGAGGTTACAGAGTAAGATAAACGAGCCTTAGAAATATCGTGGATATTTTTCGGAATGTTATGCTCCTTCCCGTAATTGAACAAATGATCTGTACCGATAATATACACACCCCCGTAAACTGTAGAGTTTTGCATGTATACCGGGTCACGGTCATATACAGAGTTCTTAGGAGCTTCATACTCTTCTCCTTTAAAATAGAATCCCATATTTCCATGACGAGACATCTTGTTTTCGTAAATCATAGAATCTACAGACAAGAATTCAAAATCTAATACCTCAACAGTATACTCATCGTAACCGTACTTGTATTTATTAAGTTGTTTATCGTAATACTTTTCCGTAAAACGCTCGGCACTGTTAGAGTGTTTGTTCATCACACTCTGAGCCATTTCTGTATATTCCTTCTCGGTAAACTGATCACCAGCTAAACGCTTAAGCTCCATGATGCTCATACGCTTAATGTGTCCGGCATAAACTAAATCAGAGAATGTAGGGTCGTCAGTATAGTTATGAATAAACATTGATGGATCTACGTACTCCTCAGTAATACCGTAGTTGGGGTCATTGCTTCGTTTAGCAACAGCCATACCACAACTAATAATATCTTCAACACATCTACGATAGATACGCTCATCAAAGTCATTCCACTGTAGTGTAAGTTGCGTTGCAAGTTGACCAGCAACCTCAGCATCTGTTTTTACATTTGTCTCTAAAAAGATTTCAGCTTCTTCTGGAGTATCTGGAAGGCTGTTTGGATCTACCTGTGTTTCTAGACCAGAGGCTTTAGCTTCCGCAATCATCTCTTTGTTCTCGATCTGTAAAGCAATCATTTTTTTCTTTACATCCTTCTCGCTTTGAGAAAGTGGATCAACAGCTTCAATCTGTGGATATCGATAAGATGATATGATTTTGTTTGCTACAATTTTTACAAACTTAGGAACGATAGGAACTGGAGTCCAATCAATAGACAGTAAAGAACCATCGTCATTACCTGGATCTAAACTATTGAGTATCTGTTTATATATACGAGTGTCCTGTGTACCATTAGCGTACATGCGTGACTGCTCAAACTCCTTGTACCGCTTTTGATACAAACTGCCTTCTGTGTCCAAACCTCCCCATTGATTCATCATTGCTTTAGCATACTCTAAGCCATATTCTTTCTGGCTTTTTTCAGCATGTTTAGCTAGAGGGTTTGGAAAACTTCCTTTCTTTGTTACATTCATCTTTTCGCTGAATATTAATCAGAAACAAAGATAGATAATTTATTAACGCTGAATTACATTGGCTTTACGGAAGAACTTCTTATTGCTGTTGTCTTTTTTTACTTCTTTCTTAATTGACTTTTGAGCAGCCATAAGAGCAAGACCAGCACTTATACTAAGGTCAAATTTTGTACGGTCGTCTATCTTAAAGTTAATCCAGTCCTCCAGGGTGTTGTCAAAAAACATTTTACCGTAATTACCCTCTTCGTTTAGTCCTACATACTCGTGTATATACGCTTCAATAGACTGAGCGTGGGCTTGTATAATGTCTTGAGAGTTAGACGGTATACCTTTTGTTTTAGTTGCACTACGTGACCCACCGCCTAAATGCACTGGTCTGTCCATAAGATAACCATCGTATCCTCTATTCTCAAAGTATCTAGCAATACCGTACTTATTATTCTCTATAAGTATCATGTAACCATAAAAAACAGCAGACATAAGAACATCCTCGTAGAATATTCTAGCTAACGGTGGACGTGAAGCATACTCTAATACGAACATGTTTGAGGGGTGCTCCATGTTTATTTTATTATACAAATGCAGTGCGCCCTTAGATCCTCTGCCGTCTACAGTTGCATCAAGGTCATAACTATCCACACCTCCCACTCCTAGCCAAGCATTACCAGGCGTTTTCTTACCTCTCTGTGTTATAATCTTATTGCGAAGTTCATCTGGTGGCATCCAGGCTACCCTGAATCTACCGTTAGGGTCTGGTCTAAAAACAACCTTTGTATCTTGAATACCGCCCTCCCATACGAAATTACCACGAACAACAGGATTTGGATAGAGCTCCATGTTGTTTTCTAGTTGCTCATATATCTTAGCAATGTTAAAAGTAGATGCTTTAGTAGAGTCGCGAAACGCTTCGTCCATTGTAAATGGAAACTGACGTATAACTTCATTAAGGTCGTAGCTATCATTTGACAATGCTTTGCGCTCGTTCTTTAAAAACGTTTTAGCACCTATGTCAATCATCTCATTGTCTACACCTAGTATAGATTCTTCTGGATCATCAATAACAGGATTTCCATAAAGATCAAAGAACCCTTCAAGAGCTTCATACGATGGTATAAATATCTTGTATAAACCTGTTTTTGTTCTACCATTAGCATTGCGTTCTGCTGGGTCTGAATTGTATACAAGCTTTTTAAAGTTTCTACCCCCTTTGTCTAAAGGGTTTACAGTAGAACCCACCATTGCCTTGCCTATAATCTTACGACCTACAAGCAAACAAGTTCTATGTACACGCCATATCTCAGTTATATCTTCTGGCTTTTCTATTTTACCGGCTTCATCAAGAAACAGGTAATGTAGTTTTTCACCATCATAAGCATTAGACGTGGTATTCTTCCAGTTGATAATTGTATCTAAAGCTTCGCCACTGTTTGCTGTTTTATTTTTTTTGGTAATACGTTTTGATGGCTCACGAAATGCTAACTCTTGACGTGGATTAGTCGTACCGTCCTGTATAGGTTTAAAAAAGAATGGGTAGTTCCGGTATATCGGCATTATCTTTTTCATAAATACATTCTCCTGTGCATCTTTACCTGTCTTAGATACGATACCTAGAAGTTTGTCTTTTACTTGAGTGCCCTCATCAGATAAATTACCTGAACACATTTGTGTATATCCCGAACGTCTACACTTTACATAAACTTGACCCATAGATCTTGGGTCGTGCTCACACGCAACAAAGTGCCTAGAAAGTCTATTCTGAAACTCGAGGTAGCTAGGGTATCCAATATCAATCTTGGACCATTGTAAGAACATATAGTGATGACCCGTGATATAAGTAGGTTTACCGTTATTCATAAACCACACACCGTTTCTACGTCTATCAAACTCCTTACGTATAAACTCTGTATACCTTTCCTTAAAAGGTTTAGGCATCTCAGTCCAGTCATCCATGGACCTAATCTTCATCAAGTCTGACGGGGGGTCTAGTCTACGCCAATATTGATCTTGTTTTTTTAAGTCACTGAATAGTATATCTACCTTTTTAGGAACGGCTGGCAATTGCAAGTAGACATCAGATATATTAATTACATCACCGCCAGTACCTTTGGGGCATATATTTACTACTGGCTCGTCAATACCTTCTATGTTTACTAATCCAGCCATCTATTTCTTTGCAAACTTCTCACTAAATCCAGAGCTGTAGTCTGCCTCTTCTTTTATATTACCTGTTTTCTTTAGCTCTTTTAGCATCTGCTCCAGCTTCTGATACTCGGTTATAAGCTCCTTAGCATCTATTGCAGACTGCTTTATACTTTGCAATTCAGACCTACGCTGGCTACCGCTTAATTCTTTATCTACAGGCTTCTTAATTTCTTCTGTGATATTTTCAATAGCTATAGACATAGCGTGCAGAAGCTCTTCTCCAGCATACACACTGTCAAATTTCTTTCTGCGTCCCATTAAAATCCAGTTGCGTAAATATGTGTAATATGTGTACGGTAAACTTCTTCACCATCTATCTTCATGCGATAGTCAGCGTTCTTCATAATCATTACCTTATCACCCTTCTTTAGTCCGAGTTCTTGTACAGCTGGCGAATCGTAAAGAACATAACCAAACATATTGTATTCTGGCTTTTTGAGTTCTGTGATGATGCCGCTTTCAGTAACTTCTTCATCCTCTTGCTCTTCTGGCGTTAAGAATATCCATTCAGACAATAGGTGTATCTCTCCAGTATCTTGACACTTGTAAGCGTAAGCCTGTGTGCTACCGCTGTTGTATGGATCAAATCTGACAAAATATATATCATCATCTACGAGTTGACCCTTACCTTCGTTGGATACAACGACATGGTGGTGAAAGTATAGTGTATCTCCAGGCTTAACCCCCGTGTTGTATTTCTCCGGAACTGAGTATACTTCAGCAGACATCTTTCTGTTTTCAAACTCATTCCATTTGGGATCTAGGTATATTGACTTATCGCCAACCTTTAGCTCATCGTTAAAAGCTTTTGGCATTCTAACGAAGAAATCGTGTAGTGATCTCATCTTAATTAAATTTAATTAGTGTTAATTAACTAACACAAACTTACGAAAAATCACAGTCGTATTCTATGAGCACAGGCATGTCAACTGTAGACTTCCATAGCATCACACCGTCTTTAGGGTGTTTGATATAAATAAGGTATTGCGTTTTTCCGTACTTATGTAAGTACTTTTCATCGAGTATAATCGTGTCTATCTTAGACTCACCAGCCCGTTGACCTATGTAATAAGCCATAGCTTTTAGGGGGTTATCCCCTATAATAATTTTACGTATCATTTTTTTTAATTTACATCTCCGTTTCTACGGGCTAGATCAATCCAGTAGTCAATGCTGCCGGGGTCTGGTTCGCTTTCTTGGCGATAAGCCTCAACACAATAAGAAAGAAGATCATCTAATTCTTCTTCATCTGTTACGGAAAAAGATGATAATAAGTTCATGTTAGCACGTTCCTGACCCTCTTCGTCAATGTATGAAGAATCCATATCTAAAAAACCAACAGCAACACAAGCGATAAACGAGTCTTCTATATCGTATTTCTTAGCTA